AAGATCATCGTCACCGTCAATAGCCCCTTCCAATTCTTCTTTAAGCCAGTTAGTAGCGTCGATTCCAAGTGCCTTCTCCTCTAAATCTCTCGTCCGTTTTTCAGGTGTATCAACTCCTGCGACTCTTACTCTTTCTTTTTTGTATAGATCAAACCCTAAATCTATTGTAACATCAATTGTGTCACCATCAACAACCCTATTGATTTCAATTACTCGGAAGTTATAACAACTCTTCCGACTCGGTGGTACCATTGCTCCCATATTTAAATTCTGTAAGTGGACTATTTATATCAGAATTTAATCGTGTGCTAAATCTCTCTTATATATTTCGTCTTTTACTTTTTGCGTTATTTTAGCATGTCTTCTTATTTCACCACCCATATACATTTTATCTTTTGTTTGTTCTAAAATGAATTCAAGTTGTAATAATTCTGGATAATCTAAATTAATCATTTGGAAAAAAGTGATCGTATCTCATTATGTAGTATATCACAATACTGACAAAAATCAATAATATTATTACCATCCATATAATACTCCAAACAATCATGGGTCAAAAAATCCGAATGCAAGAATGATGAGAATAAAAATAGAAAGATAAACTATCGCATGAACAATCATAGTATCGCATCCATCACAAATTTTTTATCTAAAATTGGATTTCCAAAAAGATCCAATTGCAATCCATCTGCATCTTCAGTTACCTTATCTTTATCTTTACGAGTGTGTTCCCAATAACAAGTTCCATCTTCTCGTATCCAGAACCAACTCGTATTATGTGAATCTAATAAAAATACACGATAAAGATGTGGATATGATTTCTTTGGATTTTTTTCATACACCACACCCAAAGGACTCTTATAAAAATTAGGATTAATCTCTCTGTCTCCAGTCATCAGATCTTTCTTCATGAAACCAATCTACCACATCTTCTGGATTTTGGAAACCCCTGATATGTTGACTTGAATCAGGGTCTCCGATATTCAAGTTATTCAGAAAAGAATCATTTGGATTTATATTCATTCTTCTTGCTGCTCTTAACATACCCCTCGCACTTGTATTTGCTTTTGCTAATTTTTGTGCCCATATCATATCCTCAATACAGACCTCTGTTCCTGCTGCAATCGCTTTGCAGATGCCTTCCAATCGAAGACGATATTGGGTAGATAACATATTTTAATGTGTAGTATTAATATAATTTATATCGTCAAAAATTAGACATAATAATTGTCAATAAAACCACAATTATACTTGCTATCCATGCTCCAAATATAAAATAAAACAAAGCATTTGGAACATACGACATTAGACCAATGTTAGGTTTCATTTTTAAATTTAAGTATTTTTTAATATTTATTATGGAATCTAAAGAGAACCTAAAAAAATGAGACCAAATGCAACAAATACCATAGTTCCCATACTAATTACAGTATAGTAAAACCATTTAGGTATAGTATTCATACTACATAAGCAAAGTTTATTGAAGCAATGACCGCGATTGCTATGGTTCCGAAAATAATAGTTGCTAATTTTATTGGTAAGTCTTTCATTTAATCTCCTTTATAGAATCCAAAGAAAAAGGATGCACCTGTAGATACGGTACATCCTCTCTTGCATTTCTTGCTGCTTCCCATGCGTCTTCCGCATATTCACCAATTTCATGGTGTTCGTTATTTTGGTCGTGCCAACCGAGTTCGTAATGGGACATGATAGTTTCAACTCCAGTACATATTATATATTATATCATGTAGGTATAATTACGCAACTATATGTGGACTCACTAACTTAATTTTCTTTTTCTTTTTCCTCTTAAAGACCAAATTGAAATACTTGTTGCTACAATCGCCACAATAGCAAATGATGCCATGGCTAATGTTGTGTTATAAATTACATCCATAGGAATCATTGGTTGTGCCTCCCAAGTACCTGGTAAAGTATAAACAGATGGATTTGACATAAAAAGCATAGTTACTCCTATCGCTACTACTATGTATATTATAGCAATAAAAAATACCTTGGCAAGTATAATTTTACTTAATAATATCTTCTAACGTAAACAGGGATATAAACTCAAGTTCATTATTCTCCCAAACCTTATGATTTTCTTGACGATCCACAATAGCAACGACACGATTTACGACATAACCTGCATCTCTTAATACATTCACTGCCTTTATCGCACTGCTACCAGTTGTAGTCACATCTTCTAAAACAGTTACAACTGAACCTTTAGGTGGTTTATTACCTTCGATAACCTCTTTTGTTCCGTGTCCTTTTGGATTTCTTCTTACAATCAGTGCATCAATATGCTTACCAGAGTAGTATGCCTTCTGTGCAATACCACATACTAATGGGTCAGCACCAAGTGTAAGACCACCAACTGCTACTGCATTATCTTCAACATGCTCTATCATCAAATGTGATAGAAGTGCATTACCTTCACAAGATAGTGTGACAGGTTTACAATTTATATAATGTTCTGATTCTTTACCAGATGATAATTTAAATTGTCCGTGTTTGTATGCTCTCTCTTTGAGTAACATACGCAAAGTGTTTCTATGTGTTTCCATAGTCGTATTCTATCACAATAATTTTTTAAGTCAACAGTTTCTATTTAAGTCTTCTGCCATTCCACCACCGATTTCTGCACCCTGATTACCAGAGAACATTGTTACCCAACCAGCAGCCACCCAACCAATAATAGGAATATTAGCAACACTGGGAGCAACACTAGCACCAACACTGGAACCCACCAACCTACCTGTATTTTCTCCTGCTCCGACTGCTTTGATGCATGCTTCTGATTTTTGAGTTCCTTCTGCGATTTGATTAAGGGGTCTTGTGTGAAGTGAACCGTCCATCGTGTATTGTTCAGTGACTTTTTGAGTATTGTTAGCCAGTCCGAGAAACCCACCTTTGGTTTTTATATCCCGTTCCACATGCATCACCTTGGGATCGTTTGCACGATAACTTATTTTATATCCATCTCTATTTACTTCTGCGTTATATGATGTATAAGGTCCAACTGGCACATTAATACTAGGCAGTTTACTATCACGATTAGATAATAAACCTATCATTCCAATATGAGATACTCCAACGACACCACCTAGTCCGAGTGCTAACCATTTAGACCATTTAATTTCAGTCATAAATTATGCCTTATTATCTTTTTTTGGTGCAGGAGGTGTTGGTGATAACACAAGAGGTGCCTGTTCAATACGAATAGTTTGGGCAGGTGCTGCTTGAGTTGCTTTCTCAATCAACTTTTCCATGTCTTGCTTCGATACTGCTCCACCAGGACCACTACCTCCACCGACTTTCATTGTACCATCTCCTCTCTTCTTGGCAGTCTCAATTCCAAAGGTAGCTAGAACCCCCGTAAAAACCGAAGCTATGAAAGTTGGATCGATCTTATCTTTTTCGTAGTTAGGAATAGTAACGTAGTTTAGTGATAGTATCGCTCCTGACCAAAAAAGAACAACTATCCTTACCAATACACTTAGTAATTCAAGTTGTTCTTCTTTATCTGTTGCAAGTTCTTTAAGTCTTCCTAAAGGACCTTGAGGTTTTTTCTTTGCTTCTTCTACCATTAGATTAGAGTGTCTATATTTATATAGCCACTTTAATTTTCATTTTAGAATGATGGTATTTCAAAACCTGCATCAGGTTCTGCTGGTGTTGCAGGTGTTGGTAAATCTAATGCTCCTCCACCAATTGCTCCACCAAGTCCACCAAGTGCTCCTCCACCGATTGATTTTAATGCTTCAGTTTTAACTTTTTCGATGATAGCATCTTTATTGAGATATACAACCCCAACAGCACCAACGACGGTGAGAGATACAACACCACTAGCAATAGCGATTCCATTAACAATTTTCTGTAACATGATTTTTTATTATATACTTATTATATATTGAAGTTTTTATCGTAGTAATCTAATAATCCTTCAGTTGACTTGTTTCCTAAAAAAATCCAGTCTTCTGCACATTCATAGATTGATCTATTATGATGATAACCACCGTATGTCTTTAATAAAAGGGATAATACTTCTGTTCTTAATTGCATGACCTCATTGCTGTATGTCGTCATAGTCACTACCTTCTCCTATGTACGCTAATGAATAAACATCCTCATTCATATCAGGTTCCAACCACTCAAGAAATTCTTGTGTAACTGCGTATGCATTAAGATAATCAAGAGGATCATCACTTTCACATATAGTATGTATTCGTTTGACCGCCCATGATGAAGTATCTTTAACTGTTTGTTTTAAAGTCACCATAATCCTTTTTCATGTATCTACCAAGAATATTATTATTATAGTACTTTGGTGATCCATCGTCAAGTGCCTCAATAAGCACATTATGTAGAAACAATTGTTTTGTCTCTTCGTAGTTTACCTTACCAAGAGTTTTATGTAAACTTATAATTTCTCTTCTAAACTTTTCTTTACCAAATTGTTTAACGTCTTGTTTAAGTTCGTCAGAGCTTCCGTAATACCGCTTCCAGTCAGACTCTGACGTAATACGTCGCTTGCCTCCTTTAGGTTTTCGTTTCTGGTAGAAATATTTTCTACCGATGTATTGCCTACCCGACTGGATATTTGTAATGCGGTAGACGTAACCGAAGAAATCGCCAATATCGTTAGAAGTGAAAGCTGTACCTTGATATAACCAGGGGTTTTCATAATCAACACTCATTCATAGATTGTATCTAACTTATATAGTTAGTGATTTTTTATTTTGTATTGCTATCAATGTTTCTAGGGGAATCCATGAAGGTCTTTCATCATCAAACTGAACTTGAACCTCTGTGATTAACTCTTGATGAAACTTGTCATAAGTTTGACGGGTATTCTTAACTACATTAAACGGACTAATCATCTTGATCACATGCTATAATTTTTTCAATTTCTTCGGCAGAAAATTGACCAGTTGCTTCTAATTCTTCTTTTTTCAAATGATCAGCAGCTTTATATAATGGTTTACCAGTGATGGCATTTTTCATACCTGATTTAAAATTCTGATAAGCTTTGGTGTTTCCTTTCTTATCAGCAGAAGTTACGGTGTATGCTTCTGTTATTTTTAAATATTCTTCGTTTACTTTTTTTAAATCTTTAGAATTCATTTTAAGTATCTCGTTATGTTTATTTAGTTCTTTAAACACCTCTTGGCAATGATCAGAGGCATCGTAAAATGCCTTTTTCATTGCCTCAATGTTCCATTCCTGATCAGAGTTTGAATCCGCTGAATGTATCTTTTTTGACATCTTGTTTAATACCTCCAACAATGTAAGATTCAACTTCAGTTTCTTGTGGTGCTACTTGTAATCCTTTAGAACTAATCCAATGTTGTGTCCAAGGAAGTGGATTGTTTCTTGCAGGAATATCATACACTGGTTTTAAACCAATCGATTTCATTCTCTTATTTGCAATCCATTCTACGTATTGATGGAGTAATTTATCATTCAAACCAATCATACTTCCATTCTTAAATAAGTATTCTGCCCATACTTTTTCCTCATTTACACAACGATCAAACATTTGATACGTCCACTGTTCTTCTTCTTTAACAATCTCTTTCATTTCGGGATCGTCACCTTTTCTCCAGTAGTTTAATATGTTTTGTGTTATTGCCAAATGTTGGTTCTCGTCTCTGGCAATGAGGGAGATAATTTTAGCAGATCCTTCCATAAGTTTGAGTTCCCCAAATGCAAAACTGCAAGCAAAACTAACGTAAAAACGTATACCTTCGAGTATATTGACATTTGCCACCGCCCTGTATAAGTGTCTTTTTAAATCTTTACGAGTCCATACTGAAGTTGGAGATGCCTTCCATCCCTCTTCCCACATATGTCCTTGACCCCATTCTTGTGCATAATTTATGAATGTATCATATGATTCAGTCACACTTGCAGCACGTTCAAGAATACGATCATCGGTTAAAATCTTATCAAATACTTCTGATGGATCTGGATACACATTTTTAATTACATATGTGTATGAACGTGAGTGTATCATTTCCATAAATGACCAACATTCCATACATGCTTCAAGTTCTGGAAGAGAACAATATGGTAAAAATGCCATACCTGGTGCACGACCTTGAACTGAATCAAGCATAATCTGATACTTCAAGTTTGAGGTATAGATATGTTTTTGTTCTGGACGAAGTGATTGATAATCACCACGGTCTTTTTGTAGAGATACCTCTTCTGGTCTCCAAAAATATCCTAATTGCTGTTTAGTTAAATTTTCAAATTGTGGATATTTAAAATTATCATACCTTTGAACACCTAAAGGTTTACCAAAAAACATGGGTTGTTTTTTAGTGTCTACCTCTTCAGTATTAAAAACTGTCATGCCCTTAACTTCAGTCATTGGCTTTCTTTCCTCTGATGAGATTTTAAAGTTTACAGGATTCACAATCCTCCTCCGATGTGTCTAAAATATCATGAATTAAATTATCAAGAGAAGCAGATGTTTCTTCATCTACTTCATCCGTTTTAATATCATATGTGTTTTGATAGTAACTTGTCTTCCAACCGTACTTATATGTAGTTAAAAGATCTTGTGCCATATCAGAAACTGGAACTTCATTATTTGGATAATGTTCTGGATTGTAACTCCAGTTTCCAGATATTGCTTGATCAAAAAACTTCTGCATAACAGCAACAATGTTAATGTAACCTTTGTTACTTTTCATTTCCCAAAGCAAAGTATAATTATTTTTCAAAGTTACATACTGTGGAACAATCTGCTTGAGAGGTCCTTTCTTTGATTTTTTAATGGACAAATACCCTCTTGGTGGTTCAATACCATTAGTGGCATTTGATACTATTGAACTACTTTCAGATGGCATTTGTGCAGATAATGTTGAATTTCTAACTCCATATTCTGAAACAAGTGACCTTAAAGATTCCCAATCATATTTTAAATCATTGGGAACAATATCATCAACATCTTTTTTATATGTATCAATTGGAAGTATACCCTGACCATATTTAGTATTAGATGAAAATTCACAAGCACCTTTTTCTTTTGCAAGATTTACGGTTGCTTTTAAAAGGTTGTATTGAAATGCTTCAGTTAAATCATGAACCAAATCCCATGCTTTTTGATCATCATATGACACTCCTTGTTTTGCAAGATAGTGTGCCAATCCAATGTAACCTATCCCAAGTGATCTACGTGCTTTAGTGGCACGTTCTGCTGCTCTGACGGGGTATTGCTGAAAATCAATAAGTTCGTCAAGACCCCTAACAGCAAGATCACACAAAACTTCGAGATCGGATAGATCACGTATCTTACCGATGTTAATAGCAGAAAGGATGCAAAGAGCAATTTCACCAGTTTCATCATCAATATGTTGTATGGGTTTAGTTGGTAATGTAATTTCTTGACATAGATTACTCATTTCAACTTTATCAATAAAAGATGAATGAGTATTACAATGGTCAATATTCATTATGTATATTCTACCAGTTTCTGCCCTCTCTTTCAAGAGGTTAAGAATCAATTCTTGTGCTTTAATACTTTTTCTTGGAATATTATCATTTGACTCATATTCCACGTATAAATCATCAAAGGACGGAGTGCCAAAAGCATCGTAGAGACCAGGAACGTCGTGAGGACTGAACAAACTAATACTCTCATCATCAATAAACCTTTGATAAAATAATGAACTTAATTGAATACTATAGTCTAATTTACGAACTCTGTTATCTTCTGTTCCTTTATTGTTTTTCAGAACAAGTATATCTTCTATTTCTTGGTGCCAGATGGGGAAGTGGACAGTCGCTGATCCACCTCTAATGCCATTTTGAGTGCAACATCTGACAGTTGCTTCAAACTTTTTGAGGAACGGTACAACACCCGTGTGTTGAACTTCTCCGTCTCTGATTTTAGCATTGATACCACGGATTCGACCCGCGTTGATGCCGATTCCTGCCCTTTGTGCAACATAACGACCCACGGCCATATCAGAACTAAAAATACTATCCAAGGTGTCATCAATATCAACGAGAACACAAGACGCATATTGCCGAAGGGGTGTTCTGACTCCTGCCATGATTGGTGTTGGGATGTTGATTCTGTGTTTGGAAATGGCATTGTAATACTTTCTAACGTAGTCTAATCGAATATCCTCTGGATATTTTGAGAATATTGAAGCAGAAATCAAGAGATACATGAATTGTGGTGATTCATATAATAATCCTGTGCTTCTATCTTGTACCAAATATTTATCGACCACTTGGCGAAGTCCTGCATATGTAAAAAGATAATCTCTATCATGATCAATAAAAGATTGCAATTTAATAAAATCTTCTTCAGAGTATAAAGAAAGAAGTTCTTCATCATACACTCTTGCATTTACACATTTTCTCACATGATCGATTAATTTAGGGTGATCATGTATGCGTCCAAAAACTTGTTTACGCACCGCAAATAGTAAAAGTCTAGCAGCGACAAATTGATAATTTGGATGATCAAGATCAATAAGGTCACTGGCAGAACGAATTAATATTTCTTGAATTTCTCCAGTTGTAATACCATCATAGAACTGAATACCTGATTGTATCTCAACTTGACTTGCAGAGACCCCTGCAATACCCTTACACGCTTCCTCGACCATAACGTGCATCTTTTCAAGGTTCAATGGTTCAATAGATCCATTTCGCTTGACAACTTTAGTTCCGTTGCTCATATTTTTTTCCAGTTGTTGAATTTAATTTTTGCTTTTAGACCAGAATATGTATTTAATTCTAACAGATTCATTACATTATGTCCACTCATTGTCATATCATTAACATCTTTTTCAGTGATGGTAGACGGCCAGATCACTATCTTATCTCCTCTATCAATTGTTTTGGAGATTCTGTTGACGATTTCTCTGTTGCGAGGTTCATTATCAAAAACCCAAATATAATCGCTCCAACCAAACGTCCGAATATCAATATCGGAGCCGCACATAGCAACGCTGTTTTCCACGAGCGTTGAGTCGAAGGGACCTTCGAGGATGTAAATGGGTTTTTCAGTTTTAATTGTATCAAGTCCATAGATTTTTGGAGCATCATTACTAATCATCACAGTGATATATTTAACAAAATTAGGAACTAGACTTCTACCTTGAAATCCTATTAAAGTTTTGTTTTCATCATACATCGGTATAATGATTCGACTCTCATCCCTACCGATAGTGTCAAATGTTTTTTTATGTGTATTTGTCCACTGTTTAAATTTATTTGTGAAGTAAAATTTAGACGGATCTAATTTTCTCTTTTCAAGATATTCTTTAGCAACTGTAACATCTGATGCTTTCGGTAAATCTAATTCTTTTTTAAATACGGGTTTCTTAAAATCAAACTTTGGTGCCTCAACAGTTGATGAACCTTTAATTCCTGCAAATCCTTCTTTAAATTTTTCCATCACGAATTGCTTATGCAGAGCAGGATCTATCTTTTTAAGAAAGTTACTAAAAGACATCGAAGCACCACAATTATGGCACTTGTAATTAGTCTGCACCTGCATTTGATAGAAATATCCTCTTGCCTTATTCTTGTGTTTTTGTGAGTCACCACAAATTGGACAACGAAAATTATAAAGATTTGCTTTGACTCTTTTAAATTTTTCTAATCGTGAAGATACCAATCCAATATATTTGGAATCAATAATATCCATTACAAATAGGAATTATTACTTAACTTCTATTATACTTGCTTGTGGTGTTTGTGTCAATCCTTTGACAAATCTTGATCCAATCGGTGACACTATGAAACTAATTATAGTTAATGCTCCTGCTATTGTCCACATCTTTTTCTCTATAAGTCTCAAACGATTGTCTACTAACATAATATCTCTTTCACATCCTTTCTTTATATCATTTGCATGACGATCTAGTTTTTCATTGACCTGTTCAATCTTCTCAAACAATACCTCATCAATACGATCTTGCTTATCTAACTTCTCATTATGGACAGCGAGAAGTTGTCCCATCTTCACAGAATTATCCTGTAAAGACTCAACAACTTTTTCTAACCTCTCTAGTAAGGCATTATTAACATCAGGTTGCTTATCCATTTTTATTTTGCGTCAACCACATTCTACGCGAACCATGACCTCCGTATATGTACTTCTTTCTTTTCTTAATTGGTGGATCATCACCCGCTTCTTTTGTTCCTGAAATATTACCACTTCCCACGTTATTAGTTGGCACCGCCATCGCACCCTCCTCTTTCAGAGTTCTTACCATAGAGATGATACGATTAATGTCCATTACACTGAATTTAATTCTTCTATACAAATAGGATCTTCAGGAATACCATGAATATGAGATTTAGGATATTCAGGTATCCTATCCAAAAACATTAGAAAACTCTTTATAGATGGCCAGAGATCCTGCTCTAAATTATAAAAAAGAAGAGGGACAGCAGCATCGTCAAAAACATTAAACAAAACAGTTAAATGATTTAATACAAGGTGTGTTTTGAGCACACCTGTATTCTTATATCTTTTAAGAAGTCTCTTAATGTACTTGATTCGCTTTAGATCATCCTCAAAGTCTTCTTTGGTAAGAGCATTCGGATTATTATAAAATTTTATAGCGAATAACAAATAGTTGTTTTCATTCAATTCATCAAATCTCATAGTTTAAATTAAATTAATTAACTGTCTGGGAACTTGGTGTCGTCTCCTGCATCACTATCTATTGAACTCATAGCAACGAGAGTTTCAGTTTTTACTCTGAGAGTTCCGTGTCCGTCTATGTATGTTTGAATACCAACCCATCCAGCATGTGGGGGAGCGTACTTACGAGCATCACCAGAAGCTGCATTCGCAACACCTTGCTCTGTTGTATCAACACCATAAACCTCTGTTGAGGAATAATTTGAATCGGTTAAAAGTGATTTTGGTTTTCCTGATACAAAATAACTTGTTCCCGCAGGAATTAATCCTGTTGTAGGATCATAAATTAGAAATTCAGTTGAAGCTACAGTGCATTTTGTATTGCTATCGACTGAGACTATTATTGCTTCTCCATAAGTAGCACCAGCACCAACTGATATGACACCGCCAGTAACGCCAGCAGTAGAAAACGTAGTTCCACTTCCAGTGCAAACACCAGCAGTTCCAATAGTTATGGTACCACCACTAGCAAGAGAATCTGAGTTACCCCAAGATGACATGTTCTTACCTAATATTTTAACTATTGATATTTATAAGATTGTGATCATTAGCGTGTTTTAATCGCCTTTTCTACTTGTAGTAGTAATTTATCATCCATATCAGTTTTTGTTAACTTAACTGCTTTTTTAAGAATCACGAGACAAACTTCAATAAGTTTTTCTCCTAGTTCTTCGTTTTCTGGAATCTTATTTACTGCATCTGAAATAATTTTTGATGCAAAAGGTAGTAAGAAAGAGAGCATTGTTTTTTATTGAACTCACTTTATATATAATCAATCGTATACTTTTTTACCTTTAACTATCCGACCTGTTCCTTTTTTATCGTAGAATTTAATACCGTGTCTCTTGGTATCGGAATATATTTTGTCGGATTCTTTTCTTTGCTGTCTTCTTCTTTCTTTCGCATCCCTGATACGTCTTTGCATTTCGGGAAATGAAATTTTACGGTCTTGCTGAATTTCTTCTTTAGTTACTTTTTTTTCAGGTAAACCTTTGTGTTTAGTTGAAGCAAACTTTTTTACATCAGTTTTCTTCATATCCTCTGCTGCTTTCGCAGTTTCGGGTGTGGTGGGTGCCATGTCACCTTTTTGAATGGCACGAACTATACCAAAAAATCTCTGTTGTTTTTTAGAGAGTGCTGGCATTCTATGTACCTAAACCACCCTTACGAACAGCTTGAACATTAACATAATCCTGTGTTGTCTTATATCCTGCTTTCTTTGCTTTCGCATCTAGTGCTTTACTCTTTGCCTGTTGGTCTTTTTTCTTTGCCAACATTCTAGTATATTTTCCAGTTCCTTCATCAGACTTGGCACCTTTTACTTTCTTTGGTTCATTAGCACCCATGCGTTGGTTGCTATATTTTTTCATCACTGCTTGGAAAGCAAGATCTTTCTTTGCAGTACCACCCTTCACAACTGGTTTTCCAGTTTTAGTATCAGTGCCTTTTACTTTCTCAAAACGATTGAGTTCAGATAGAAAGTCGTTAAACTTCTTCATTTATTTGCAGTATGCTTTGGATTCTTTTTAGGATCTCTTAATTCTTGTCTTCTAGAACTATGATGATCCATTCTCTGTTTAGCACTCATCTTGTAACGAGGAGTCTTCAAAGGTGTCTTTCCATCCTTCTTCATGGTAACTTTCTCGTCTCTTTTCTTACGATGTCCTTCACCACCAGAATCATAACCACTCTTTGATTTTACAGGATTGCTTTTGTTTCTGGCAAATCCAAATGATTTTGCACCACCGCCTGTTTGATTACCACCTTGAGTTGCTGGTGAAACATTGCGACTTTGCTGTGATTGTGATAGGTTATAACCTGCTCTTTCACTCTTGTATATTCCTGATGGATCTTTACTTGCCCTTCTTTTAGCACCTAATTTTTTTGCTCTATCATATGCTTTTCTAGAAAGTGTATCTGGATCCTCTGAAATATTGTTATACACTTTATTATAAGCATCAACAAGACCTTGATCAGGTTTGTATCCCATATTAAGACCCATTGCTCTCATTTTATTTTTCGCTAGATTGATTTTTGTTGGCATTGATCTAGGATCTTCCTCTTCTGTTTTATTATTTTTAGATTTTGGTTTAGTATCAATTTCAGGTTTCATCATCTCTTCTTTCATACTACCAGATGGTTGATATGATGCTGAACCTGTTTTCTTACCTCTTCTTTCTTCATGTTCTTTCTTTCTTTGAACTGCAAGTTTTGCTCTTTCTGATGGGTCTTGACCACGAGGACCAGATCCGCGTAAATCAAAAGCACCTTTTTTACCAAACCTTCTCTCATTTCTGTCTGCTGCCACACCAAAGACTTTTTTATCATCTACCTTTGCTTCATTAACTTTATCAGCATTAGTCACTGTGTATGCTTCACTAGTAGGACGGAAAAAACGTCCTTTGCGACTACCATATCCATATCCTTTGGGTTTAAAACGAGGATCCTTACCAACTTTCATGTCAGCAGCTTCTGGTGGAACAGTTCCTTTTTCAGGTCTTTTTCTATAAGGTGTGCTTCTGTCTGGACCTTTTGATCTCTTACTTAACATCATTGCCTCATCAACTATATCACCCTCTGGTTCATGAGATGCTTGAATATCACTACCAGCACCCATGCGAACTGCCTGAAGTTTCTTTTGAAGAACTTGCTTCTTCGCCATGTTTGCTTTCTTCTCTTTCTGATCAAGTTGCTTATCTTTTGGTTCCTCCATCTGTTCTTCAACAGGGAATACCTTGATTAACTTTTGATTGTTAACACCTTCACCAGTGATTTTCTTTTCTTTATCTTTCTTCTCGATTAATTCAGCAAATCCATTTTGCCAATTATAATCTTCCTTTGCTGCGATTGCTTTACCAATAGCTTTACGACGCTTATGTAAATACTTATCAGTTTTATCTACGTCACCATCATTATCAATATCGGAATCTTCTTTTCCAACTGGATCTAATCCTTTTCCTGATTTTGTATCTGCGGTAGACTTGCCTTTAAATTTCTCTGATTTAGCAGGTTCACCATATCCTGTCATCTCTACAGAAGATACATTTGAATTTGCACGAAGTTCTGCAATCTTGGTGCGACTTGCCATTCTTACGTAACTCTTTCCAGTTTTCTTATCAGTTACTCTTATTTTGAATGTCTTCTCATCTGATTCATTTAATTCACCATCATGAGGAATTGTGTTACCATCTTTATCTTTCTGATGATGCTCAACAAATACTTTATACAATGCAGAGACTGCAGACTCTGTTGCTAATGTTTTTGGATTGATGTAATCTTCACCCAATAACATTTGTTTTGCTCTTGCTTTCACAGCAGGTGCAGCAGGTGATTTAGCGAGTTGTGCTGCATAAGCTTTCTTCACAGTAGCAGGATCTACTTGACCACCACTCTTTGCTTTCATAGCTTGCCTTACTTTATATCTTGTATCATAAGCAAGTTGTCTTGCTTGCTTGTCAACTTTTTCCTTTGCTCCAGTTGGAGCAGATGCTGCAGGTTTATCCATCAGAAAATGTACATTCTTACTTTTTTCTATACTTATTTATAAAGTGTAAACCGTAACTACTTCCAGGCACCATAGTTTCTACGTATTTACGATATGAATCAGTGCCAACAAGTCTTTGATCTGCTGAAACTCCTGATACTTTAGTTACTGTTGGAACTTTAAATTTATTTGAACTACGACCAATCGCAACTTTAACAAGTTCTTGTAAACTTTGATTTGGTTTTTCTTTTGTAAATACACTGACATCCTTAATCCATGATTTAAACATCATATTATCTTCAGTTACACAGATTAAATAACTTGTTCCTCTACGAATTATTTTACCAACCATACCAGTGTTAACATTCTCTACAAATTGTCCGATACGGAAGATTTTATTATTAATATAATTTTCACGTAAATTCTTCCAATCAAACTTTGGTGCAATCTCCCACATATTCCAACCTTCTTTGATATTCATTGCAGATCTTATTTTTTGAAATAATTCTTCTGCATCTTTTTGACTCATTGATTTAGGAATACCTTTCATAAATGCTTTTATATCTCCTTCTGCTGCTGCTTTTCTTTGCTTTGATGCAGACATACCAGTCACATCATCAGAATCTGGATCACGATCACCAGCAGACATAACTTCTATATTGTCAAATTGATACAATTTTCCATTATAAGTATTAGTTAACTTTTCAAATTCTCCTACACGATCACCACCACCGACTATTCTTACATTGGTATATCCATCATTATGTGCTCTGGATAATACATCAAAGATCGTGCGGTTTGATGGATCATTTACAATTTTCTCACTATGTTTTGGAAACATCTTCTTCATCACAGATACTTTTGTATCAGTATCTAAAGGATTTTTCTTTTTATCCTGTGTGCGTGAAGGTATTATCATATAGTCATCTTCATCAGATGATGATGCTACTGTGTCTAATAATTTACCATGACCAGTGGTTGGTGGATTAAATCTACCAAATGCAATTGTCAATGTACCTCTTGTCTTTTCAACCTGTGGTGGTGCAATTCCTGCGTCCTGTTGACCTGCTTCCTGTTCTGGAGATGTTTCTGCAGATGTACTTGTGGATATTCTCTTTTCTTTCTCTGTTTGTCTTGGATCTTGTCCTTGTCTTTGTCTCTTATTAAAGAATTTTAACTGACCTCTTTCAGTTTTAGCAATAAACTCCCCTTTCTTATCGTACCATCCACCATGACCGTCACTTACAAGACCCATACGGGTTGCTTGTTGAACGGCTGTTGACTCAAGAAATAGGGAAAATGTTTTCATCAATTTTTTGATAACTTCATCATCACATGATTCTGATTTGCAATGAGATAGTTAATTAATTTTTGTCTTATAATACTATATTTATCTGATTTACGTTTGTGCTTTTTTAATTTAAGCACTTTATCGAAGGATGAATAGCAATGATATAAAAAATCATTAAAGATATCTTTATCATTTTTTGATTTAGTCTCAAAACTTTTGATGAGATCGTCGATGTTAAATTTCATAAGTTTAGTAGATTTTTGCATGAGGTGCGAATATTTTTCCAACTTTCATACCCAAGTATAATACTCTTAACCAGAAATCTTTATTTTTTGAAAAATTACTCAAGGTATCATAATAAAAATGCAATTGCATTAATTTTGTTTGTGCAGCAGGAGCTCCTCCACTCACCTTTCCCTTTCGATATAGCATTGAAATATACTTTGAAAAAGAATCATAGTTTTTTGTATTACTATCTTGAACTTTAAAATATCTCTTAAGAAAGTTGAACCACTTTTCATAATGTTTATCAGTGTATTTAATTTTTGTATTTGATTTTGGATACAAAAATTCCTCATTTGTTCTCGGATATTCTGCATTAGTATTTAAAAATGTTATATTAGAACCCATCTCTCTCATCAAATCATTTACAAAAGCAACAGGTGAATTACCACCCTGTGCTGCAGCACCAGTTATCTGAGTTGAGTATGAAAGATTTGCATAATCTGATGAAGAACTAACCACATCTATACCAAAACTTTTACCAAATTTGATGTATGTTGAAACAGTTCCTCCAATATGAATATTGTCAATATCAAATTTAATATCACTCATTGTAAAATTTTTATCCTCAATATGTGGATCTTTGAAAGTGCTTTTAGTATTACGCACTTCAAGTATTGCCCTTGCATTATCTTTTATCTGTTTTAAAGATATACCAACTAATTTTTTTTCATCAATTAATTGTATTAAATATGAATTAAGTTCACCTAAACTAGCACCATTTTTACCTTTTGTGAAAATTTTATCCAACTTCTTTTTTATACCAGACATACCTTTGGCAGCGTATATATCAGCGGGATTCCATTCAGTATACTTTACTACTCTAACTGGTTGTTTCCCTTTTTCAGGATCTCCAAAATCTTTAAATAATTTTTTTTCTTTAATATAATCAGAGAAAAATTCTACAAAACTATTATTATTATACATAAATTCATCCCAAGAAGGACCAGCATATTTTTTAAGCATTTGTTTTTGTTGTTGGAAATATGTGTAAATCCATTTATCTAATTTATCTTGATAATTATAAAAAATTTTATTTCTTAATGTATTATAAGTTTCATCATCATTTTCAATATCTTCCTTCTTATTAAATTCTACATTATCTCTTAAAGCCCTTTGCATAACATAACTCGACCCCCATTCATGAATTTCAGTGGGTAACTTTCCACTTTTCGAGTATGATCTAAAACTTACAATCGCCTTTGGTGATTTTTCTCCAAGTTTTATTCTGGTGGTTTTGCCTACCAATTTAGGAAGTTTAGTTACTTTTTGATTTGGTGTATAATTTACAACAAAAAAATCATCTAAATCTACTATTATTTTTTGAACTTCATTTTTTTTCGTATTAAGATAATCAACATACGTGACTTTTTCTTTTGGACTAAACTTTATAGATGCAGATTCCTCAAGTTTATAGTCTTCAATACTACTTTTTATTATTTTTAAAACTTCTTCTCTCATACCCATCTTACTTCACCACCAAATAGAAACAAGAAGTCCAGAACTTTTTAGAGTTATCAACTTCGATACCTTTAAAATCTTCACCTAGTTTTTTACCCATTGCTTTTTCCATCTTCATTCGTTTTTCTAATTGTGACTGTGATATACCTGCACCAAAACCTTGAGATGCTGCAAGATTAAACAAGTTCTCAACTGTAACATCTTTCATAATCTTTTTTGTAATGTCATCAACAGCAACAGCAACTTCACCTGCATGAGTTTTATTTAGATATGCTTCTTCTGGACTTTTTGCTGATATCTCTACAGATGCTGAATCCCAGACTCTACCATTAACATGTTTGAACAACTCTTGAGTATATGGTTCAATCTCTTCTTTAAATTTTTCTGGATCTCTCTTAAATTCCTGCACATAATTTGCTCTTGCTAACCATTGTGCTCCTTTTGTCTTTCCCCAGTATTTTGTTTTTAAATTACTAAATTCTTTCTTATCTCTAATTTTATTTAAACTTTCTATGCCACTTCTATCAGTTTGTCTTATTAAGTATTGATAGTTTTCAGTACCCATTGATCCATAACGAGCTGCCCCACCTGCCTCTATCTCAAGTCTTGCACCCCCTGATAGAACAGTTTTTGTTTTTATAATTCCTTTTATGTAATTTCTGCGATTAATTTTACCACTTGCCTTGTCCACTTCATCAACTGAAAATTTAATCTTTGCGTCTTGATTTGTGTCAGAGAAATCAATCTGGTCATATTTGACGACTTTTGTTAGATCAGATGTCACATCATTTTCAAATACAATTTTTGCTTGACCTGTTGGTGCTTTCAAAGATACAGGATATAAGAGACCATCCTTAAAGAGAGTATATATTTTATTATTCAATTTTTCCATCATCTTCACAGAGTACTCTGTTTGATTCATTATCTGACTATTAAATGCTGAAATAAAATTTTTGAGTTTATCTTGTGATAATTTTGTAAAGATCCACACATCAGATGGATTCCATTTATCTTTATCTATAGTGCCACGAAAACCTAACTTACCTCTTACTTTGTAAGATAATTGTGTGTAAGCTGTGTATGGATCATAATCTTTGGGTATCATATCTGCTCTCATTATAAAGTATTCATAACTTTTATTTAATTTTGCACCAGAAAAAAATGCTTTCATTTGAGATTCTAATGCTTTTGCCCAAAATGATTTTCTGTTTACAAGAAATTCAATCACCTTTGACAATCTTGATATAAAAGCAGGATCACCATTGACATTCTTTACCATTGATGTGATACCATATTTACCAGTAAATGATACTAAATCACTTTGTGTTTTAATTCTAGACCATTCAGAAAAATCATATTCTTTCTCTTTCTTATTTTTGTATATGGCAAAATAATAGCAAAACAACGCTTCGCTTAAGACTTCAACATCTTTATTATTAATTGCCATGTACTTACTTTTTGAAGTATTTATTTATTACATCTACCTGATCTTGATATTTTGCTATTATATCTAATTCTGTTTCAATTGCTTCAGTTATGTCAGAGTGTTCTCCAATACCAGCAGGGTTAGTTAAATAAACCTCTACATTTGCAACATGCTTTTGTATATCACCATGAGCATGGGCAAGTAAAGCTTTGATTAATTGTTCTCTCATCGGTCTCCCTCCTTACGGTTTTCAGATTGGTAGACATTAAATTCTCCACCAGGATATCTTTTCTTTAATTTATCAACGTTTCCTGCTACAACTTCTTCAATTGAAACATCTAATGCTTTACATGCTTGCATCACGTACCAGAGAACGTCACCCAACTCAATAATAAGATGCTCTCGATTGTCATCTGTCCAAGGTTTACCTTGGAAAACCATCTTCTTAACGATCTCCATAAATTCACCACCTTCAGCAGAGATACCAAC